GCTGCACCACGTTGGGTCGAACAACCATCACTAAATCAACCACGTTTTGTCACAATACTTTGGACTGTCGATTCGCTTCTTATGTATGGCACAGCCTTCTGGCAGATTAAAGAAACGTATCAAGAAGATGGAAGAATGGCTCGAGCAGAGTGGATTGCTAATACTCGCGTAACATTTGACACAGATTTCCCTTCTACAATTGTTACTCAGTATTATGTTGATGGTGTTCCAGTTCCAATGTCAGGTATCGGATCACTAATTACATTTCAAAAGGATGAAGGTATCCTTAACACTTCTGCTCGTACTATTCAAAGCGCAATAGACATCCACAGAGCTGCTGCTATTGCTGCACAAACTCCCATGCCATCGGGCTACATTCGGAACAACGGAGCTGACCTAGATCCTAAAGAAGTTAGTGGATTACTTGCTGCATGGAAGAATGCACGACTAAATAGAGCAACTGCTTATTTAACATCTACTCTTGAGTATCAACCAACATCTTTTTCACCTAAAGAAATGATGTACAACGAAGCTATTCAAAACTTAGCAACAGAAATAGCACGTATGTGCGGAGTGCCACCTTATTATCTTTCAGCTGATCAAAACACCACAATGACATACGCTAATGTGCAAGACGAGCGTAGACAGTTTATCTGGATGATCCAGCCTTACATTTCTGCTATTGAATCTCGTTTATCAATGGATGACATCTCTACTGCTGGTCACTATGTGAAGTTTGCAGTTGATGACACATTCTTACGCACTAACCCAATGGATCGTTTGTTAGTCATTGAAAAGATGCTGGCACTTGGTCTAATCACTACAGAGCAAGCCATGGAAATGGAAGATCTATCTCCTAACGGAATGGAAGAATAAATGGAAACCTTATACATCGAGGCTTCATCAATTGAGTGCAGCGAAGATCGCAGAGAAATCTCAGGCAAAATTGTGCCAATGGGAACAGGCGAAGTAGGCAATACCAATCTTGGTGCTTATGTCTTTGAAGCTGGATCTATTGAGATTGCAGATCCTTCAAAGATTAAATTGTTATCACAACATGACATGAAAAAGCCAATTGGTCGCATGACAGCTTCAGAAGTTCGCGAAGATGGTTTGTATGCTACTTTTAAATTAAGTCGCAGCACAGGCGGTAACGATGCGCTTGTCATGGCGCAAGAAGGTTTAGTTACAGGTCTTAGCATCGGTGCAGAAGTAATTGCGTCAAAGCCATCACGTAACGGACATACAGTAGTTACAGCGGCTTCCTTAAAAGAGGTCAGCCTTGTAACAGAAGCGGCTTTTAAATCAGCCGCTGTCACAGAGATTCGCGCAGAAGAAAAATCTGTTGTCGAAGAAAACCCAACTACAGAAAGCGAGACAGCCGTGGAAGAAACCACTCCAGCAGTCGAAGCAACACCTTCAGTAGAGGCAGCGGCTGTCGAGGCTGCTCGCCCAACTGTTACAGCAATGTACTACACAACACCACGTATCAATACAGCTCCAGAAGTATTTTTGGAGAACGCAGTTCGCGCACAATTCGGTGATGAGAATGCTCGTCAATACCTACGCGCTGCATCAGACACAGACACAACAGACGTTGCAGGTCTTGTCCCAACACGTCAGCTAACAGAGATCATCAATAACAAGTCTACTTCTGGACGTCCATCAATCGATGCGATTTCAGCAGGCACACTTCCAGACGCAGGATTTAAGTTCCAGATCCCACGCGTTAAGGCTGTTCCAACTGTTGCAGAAACAGCAGAGAAGGCAGCATTCTCAGATACTCAGGTCGAGATCGAGTACCTAGATGTAGATGTGAAGAAGTACGCAGGAATGCAGCTATTTGATGTAGAAGTTCTAGATCGTACATCTCCAGCATTCTTTGCAGAGCTACAGTCACTCATGGCAGATGCTTACGCAAAGGCAACAAACGTTGCAGTTCGCACAGCGATCCAGACAGGCGCATCAGCAGACGGCACAGCAATCACACTTCCTTGGGATGGTGCTGAAATGGCTGGCTTCATTGCTCGCGCATCTGACTCAATCTACACAAACACACTTCGCTTTGCACAGAGCGTAATCGTTTCACCTACACAGTGGTCAAACATCATGGGAATGGTAGACGGACAAAACCGCCCTCTATTCATCGCATCACAGCCACAAAACGCAGCAGGATCAGTTTCACAGAGCCTACGCGGATCTCTGCTAGGTCTTGATCTTTATGTCGATTACTCACTAACAGGTGTAGCAGACGGATCAATCATTGTAGTAAACCGCGACTCATACACATGGTACGAGTCACCACGCCTACAGCTACGCGCTGACAAGGTTGGTACAGGTCAGGTTGAAGTCGGATACTACGGCTATGGCGCAATCGCCACAAAGGCAGCAGCAGGCGCGTTCAAGTTCAACAACGCAGCATAAGCTAGCCCACTAAGTACGCTCTGAGGGGTAGTAGCCCTCTACCCCTCAGAGTCTTTAGAAAGGAAAACATGGCACTCACAACAGTCGCAGAACTCCGCGCAACACTTGGAGTCGGTACGCTGTACCCAGATGCCACCTTGCAGGAAGTGTGTGACGCTACAGATGCAGTCCTACTTCCTATGTTATGGGCTAACACAGAGTTTGCCATTGGTCATTCGAATGTTGGCACAGTAGGCACAATGTATTTTGATAAGAACGTAGAAATGATTTACTATCTAGGCCAGACTGTAGTTATTACAGGTGCAGGCTCACACTTTAACGGCAGCAAAACAATTACAGGCGTTCATGGTCGTACTTTTACAGTCACTACCAACCATGTCACAGATACTCCTTACCATCCGTTTAATCCTTTTGCTACTGTTGCAGCTTCAACTTATGTTGATTGGGCAGAAGATAAAGCAGTACAGCAAGCAGCTTTGATGATCGCTGTTGAAATCTGGCAAGCGCGTACAGCCACCCTTTCAGGCAGTAACGCAGTCGATTTCCAGCCCTCACCTTATCGAATGAGCGCACAGCTACTCGCTAAGGTTAGAGGATTGATCGCTCACGCGCTGAGCCCTAACTCAATGGTGGGGTAATGACCGCGCCTATAACTACCCTTCGCACGACACTTGCAACTGCCCTAGTAGATAACTCCAAGTGGCAGACCTTTGCATTTCCACCTGCAACAGTATTGGCTAACTCTGTGATCGTGTCTCCAGATGATCCGTATCTGACACCAAACAACAATAGCCAGATTTCTATTAGCCCAATGGCTAACTTTAAGATTATTATGACAGTCCCATTGTTCGACAATGAGGGCAACCTTAACGGCATTGAGGACACAGTAGTTGGCGTGTTCACTAAACTTAATGCCAGTAACTTGACCTATAATGTAAGCGCAATAAGCGCACCAAGTATTCTCAACGCTGCAAGCGGCGATCTGCTCAGCTGTGAGATGTCCGTAAGTATCCTAACGAGTTGGAGTTAAAGATGTCCGATTACGATAAAGAGTTGGAAGCCTTTCTGATCAAAATCGGTCAGGTAGCACCAACAGCACCAACACCTAAGCCAGTAACTAAGAAAGACGAGGAATAATCCAATGGCTGTATTTCTAAACAATGGCGTGGTATTGACAGTCAATTCAGTGGACTTGTCTGACCATGTCACAGCAGTAACAATTAACCGCACATTTGATGAGCTAGAAGTTACAGCGATGGGTGACTCAGGTCACAAGTTCGTTAAGGGACTAGAAGCATCATCAATTACTATTGATTTCCTAAATGACACAGCAACAGGTGAAGTCCTTCAGACTCTACAAGCTGCATGGGGAACATCTGTAACAGTAACAGTCAAGCAGACATCTGCAGCTGTATCTGCTACAAACCCTCTATACACAATGTCATGCTTGATCAACAACACAACCGACATCAATGGTTCAGTTGCAGACCTAAGCACACAGTCAGTGACATTCAATGTCAATGGCACAATTGCAGTAACAACAGCGTAATCAACTAAACAAAGGGGCAAACCATGGCAAAACTAAAGATAGTTCGACAAGATGGAAGCGTGCTAGAAGGCGAGATCACTCCAGCAGTGGAGTATGCGTTTGAGCAGTACGCTAAAAAGGGCTTCCATAAGGCGTTTCGCGATGAAGAAAAGCAGAGCGATGTCTATTGGTTAGCATGGGAAGTAACACGCAGGTCAGGTGAGTCTGTTAAGCCTTTCGGGATGGAGTTCATCGAGACACTTAAAAGTGTTGAGGTGCTTGACTCTGACCCTTTAGCTTAAAGCGGGATCTCCCATTCACCTACCTAATTGCTAGGCTAAGCATTAGGTTAGGGATTCCGCCACAAGCATTACTAGATCTAGATAAGACAATGCTCGATGCACTTGTGCAAGGGCTCAAAGACGAAGCGAAGGAGACCAGCGATGCCAGTAGAGTTCGCAGGCGTTAATAACCTTCGCAAGGCTTTGAAAGATTATGCTCCAGATTTAGACAAAGCTCTAAAGAAGGAATTGGCAGGATTGGCGAAGCCTGTAGTTACCAAGGCTAGAGGCTACGCCCCTGCTGTTCCACCTTTAAGCAACTGGGGTCGTGAGGGCGGTCGCTTTCCTAACTACAATGGCGCAGCGGTTAAAGCTGGTATTAGTTTCAGCACAGCCAAATCTAAGAAGAATAATCGTGGCTTTTCATCCAGCGTTCGCATCGTCAATAGAACAGCCGCAGGTGCTATCTATGAGACAGCAGGGCGCAAGAACCCATTTGGTCAGCCATGGGTAGGACCTAAAGGTCCAGCAGGGAGCAAGTATTCACACTCACGCAATAAGTATGCAGGGCGTGACTTCATTGCTGCCATGGGTGGCGAGATGAAAGGTAAGGGTCAGGATAAAGGTCGCCTTATCTATCGTGCTTGGGAAGAAGATCAAGGCAAGACTCAGGATGCGATGATCAAGGCAGTCCTTAGAGCAGATGCAGAGTTCCAGAAAAAGACTGGTGGCTTGGTTTCAACTGGCGTTAGGAAGGTTGCATAATGGCTCAGTCCAACATTGACATTAAGATTATTGCCGAGTTCTTAGGCAAGAACGCATTTAAGCAAGCAGATACAGCGGCAACCAAACTTAACAAGACAGTCAAGTCTTTAGGTCAATCTTTTGGCTTAGCCT